ATTCTCCCTAAGCAAGATATAAATCAAGTTTAGTTATTAACCTATGAGACCGGAGCCAAAAGGTATCAATCCAATGTCAGTTTGATTGATTGCGGCATCTATGCTCTAACAAGCACCCTAACACCCTATGCCACCGCTAAACTAAATGTGAGAACACTTCTACGTGTGCGTTTAGTTTAACAACTCTCAGAGTCCCGCTTTGATAGGTTCAATGGTAACGGGTTAATACGATATACAGCCACGGTTATAGTTATTCCCACCTGTAGAAAGGTAGATTAGAAGTGATTTATGATAGGTAATAAAAAAGCCTAGGCGGAATCTATTTAGAGGTGGTGATAACAAGGCGTAATGATGGAACACTTTGTTACTCTAATTAGATCCTGACTAGGCTCTCTCGTCGATATCGTCACCACAACTAACCAACGTTGTTAATTATACACCCACTCCACACAAATGCAAAGTGGGGTTTGGTTAGCATTTTCTAGCGTTAATAACTCGTCTCGCTAGTGATTTAGTTTCTTCGTCATAGTTTTTGTCATTCAGAATCTCATAAAGAGCTTCTGTTGACAGGTAGTTCAGCGCTGATAGGCTCATTGATGCAAGTGCTTTCATCTCTATTTCCTCATTAATTAACTAACGCCAACCTTACCAATAAGGTCGGCACCATGCTGTTAAGCTCATCACATTAATAAAGGTATAGCGCATAGATGGTTTCTAGTAGCAAAACGTTTTCCAACAACGAAATTCACTCAATAGGTCTTATCTAGAATTAATTAAAGCTTGTAGCAAGCAACCTACATCTTGTGTCTACTATCTGTATGCGCTAAATTTTATGTCATCACATCAATGAACTCTCCACACCTCGTAAATCTCACCGCTATCAGCATCTAGCATATAAACAATTTCATCCTCAATGATTAACTCAACAAATACACCATTTGGGATTTTAATTCCTTCGGCTATGTCGTTGCTCATTTGGAATCCTTAGCAAAACACACTGTTAATTAGCGGGTTATAAGTAGCTGGCTTGTGCTTACCTTTCGCTTTGATGTTATAGCGCTTAGTTGGCTTGATGTGAGGTCTATAATTGCGCTCACAAAAGCCCACAAGCTGATAAGAGCCATTAAGACCAAACACACTAACGTTTGCAATATCGAGTCCGTGAGCTGTTCTGAGGTTTCTTATAATCGAACCACAAGACTTTTGGTCACGGCCTAGCATATCCATAATTTCAAGGATGCTAATTGGCTCATCATTGCAGCGCTCCATCAAAGTTACTGCGAGTTTATGTGCTACGTTTGACTGAATGCGCTCAATTCTCATTTGGAATTGCTCTTCAATCTGTAGTGGTGTTGCATCTTTTAGTTTAATTACCAGTAATCCATCCATTAGTTGCTGTCTCCGTAATACTGAGGGCAGATACTCGCAAGTACCGCCATAAATTCGTTAATATCTTCGATGTCTTTACGTTTGTTCTCGCGCTTCTTGATTAGGTCTCGTTGTGTTGCGTCTTTTCTAAACCCCTTACTGCAACTGCTTGAGCCGGTTGATGACATTTCACATATCTTCACGATAACCACCCATTAATCACGCATACGTAGCCCACACAAGCCACAGAGACTGCAATTGATACGGTCAATGCACTTGCTAGGGTTCTAGCTTCTCTCTTCTTCTCTTTATACGCAGGTAGCCATTGCTCTTCTTTTTCTTTGTGGTAATTGACTAGCTCAATCAACTCATACTTTTCAGTGCTATCATCTAGCAACTTACTCATGCGCTCGTTGTTACTCTCACCATCTACCAATTTAAACTTTGCGTATAGCTCAGGATTAATTCTCATTTGTACGTTTTTCATAACCACCCCTTAGTGATAACAATTCCAGTCACCACACCTAAGCAGTAAGTGACCCACAATGTATTCTTGAATAGTTCAAACATCGGCTAATCCTCAAGCATTAGGTCAGCGTATGCGTATCGCCATTCTTTGGTTATCTTCATCATTTCGGTGGTATCTAAGTTTGCACCTCGATTATTACCTACCAACTCATGACTCCCACCAAGTCTGTAATTTCCATCGTTATAGATCCACTCATCAATGAACCAATCTGGAATAGCTGGCGCATTCATAGCGAACATCTCGCGCTTGGTTAGTCCGCCGTTGTAACCATGCCCAATTAACGTTGGCGCTGACAGTATATCTGCATTTTTCATCGGTTAATCTCCGTCGTTGTTGTTGACGTAAATACTAACCAATGATTTAAGCGCTTGCTGTGATGTTTGTCACAAATCTAGTCACGGCCAAGTGATTTTGCGGCAACCTTGCTCTTTTTAACTAACTCATCGATTGTGATTAACTGGTCAAGGCGGTTATATGCAATCTTTGTAAACTCATCGGCTGACATTGCATCGAGGACTTTTGCGCGCTCTACACCTAACGATTCACGAGCTAAGTTTGGGTTATTCTTTGCGAGTTCCATCCACGATGACTCACTATCAACGCGCTTTGCTTTGCCATCCACGATAGCAGGTCTTGTGCGCGGCTCTTCTAGCTCTTCGTACTCTGGCGCAAGGATATAACGCATTGTGCTGCGACAATTGTAATGAAAAGGTGGGCGGGGAAAGTTAAAACCATCATCAGCATAATAATATTTCTTGCCGCCACCGTCCTGACTACCCAGCCGCTGACAGATTGGTGAAGTTCTACTGTCGAGCGTAACCGTCACCTGCTCACCTATTACGATATCGGAGTTGTCCATCCCAACCTTGGTTTTTGCAACAGATGACACGTGACTGGTTAAATCTTTACTTAGAATGTACGCACCGCGCTTCATTTGATTTTTAACCGATGAGTTCTGAGTTCCCGTGATTTGCTGTGCCATCTCATGTGTGGTCAGACCATCACGCCAACCGCCTGTGACAATGCGCTTAACTTTATCGACTGAGTTTACATCGTATTGCTTGATTCGCTCGTTAACAGTGTACGCCTGACCATTTAAAACCATCTCAGTGTTATATGCAGCCTTGGTGATTGACTCTAGTGTTGGTCTTGCTACTTTCTCGCCAATCAAACTAGCTAGTGATGCTTGGTAAAATTTAGCCTCTTCCTTAATTAGTCGAGTTAAATCACTTTCCAGTTCTTTATTCCAATCGCCTAATTCACTTGCGAATAGCTCATTGATAAATTTAATCAACTCATCACGCTGCTTCTTTGTTGCTACCTTGTCGGTTGATAGTAATTCCTCTCTCAGCGCTTTCATGATGTTATCAACATAAACGCCAGCATCTTTGCCAAGTGTTTTACTGTAGCGTATCAACTGAATTTCATGTGCTATCGTTGTTGCCAATACTGTATCTGTCATTCTGTGAACTCCATCACGGTTAATTCGTTATCGTTGGTTTATTATACATGGAAATCAAAGAGGAGATTTATAGATGAGTGATACGAAATACATAAATCAAGCGCTTGGTGATAATGCCAAGTTTTACCCTAACTACTTAACAAACCATGTTGCTAGTGATTTTAAATTCCATCTTAATAATGGAATAAATCTAATTGCTGACGATAATGACCGCATGGTGGAAGAGATTGCGGAGTTGCAAGCAGCGCTTGAGTTAATGATTCTACAATTCGAGTCTGACCATAATTGCGAGTACGAATACAAAGTAATTAAATCAAGTAAAAACCTACTAGCAAAACTAAACCAAGAAGGGGAAGAGTGATGAAGATTAAATGGAAGAATGGTGATAAGTGTATCTACAATGGTGAGGATTGGCAATTTGTTTCAATATTGAGTGAAGAGTTTCATGGTACGGCAGTAATATTTGATGAAAGCACAGAAGATTTAATACAAGTTGCTTTATCTACAATAACAAAACCAGAAACCACACAGCAGCGTGAGGAGCGTGAGCGATTGGAAGCGGCTTATGATTTGTACTTAACTCAATGCCTCGCTGGGATGTGCGATCGATTTACATACGAAGAATTTATCAAGGAAAAGTTCCTAGTTAAGATTTGGCTGCAAATCGTAGACAAAACAAACTACCGCAAATAAAAAAGGCCGCGTAATTGCGGCCTTATCTTTACATTATACCCCTGCCAGTTTCGGCAAGTCTTTCTTGCCATCCCTCGTAAGTATCATCACCACGCAGAATCTTAGCTTTCTTGAGTAGGTTAAACCAATCTTGCTCTGGCAGAGCATTCTCAAGCATCGCCCCATACATGGTCTGGATTAACTGCGAATCAACAGGCACATCAAAGTAATCGCGATTCAGCTTAAATACCAAATCATCAGGGTTAACGTAGTAGCTCGTACCCTCGAAATAACCCATAATAAACTTGAGCATGTTTCGCATTGTATCTTCAACGTTATTCGCAATCGTTGACATACTCGCAGTGGACGAGCCTGAGCGGATAGCAGCGCCTGTCGCGGTTTCATTGCCCTGTTGCTCAAATAAGTTAGCGCCAACTCTTACAGCTTGCGTGAATAGCTTCTCAACTTTGTTTTCTGTCTCCGGTGAGAATTGAGCCTGAATGACATCAACCGAACCGCCTTTAGTGTAGTAAGGCATGCGACCAGCAAGAGTAAAACCTAGCGGGTTCATATTTCCATTCATGGTTTCATCCATCTCACCCATGTCAACGTGCCATTTAGCCTCATTAGCTAGAATCATCGCTTTGTTGGAGTAGGCGTTCATCACATAGATAGATAGTGAAATCTCAGCTAGCGAGGTCAGCGGCGTTGAATCAATACACCATTCGTTAGATTGACTAGATGCCATAAAGAAAGGGATTTGATTGATTTGTTTGCCGCCAATAGTTACAGGCTCCCAAGTATCACTGTAATCATCAGTAGTTACTTCTTGATGCTCACACAACCCATCATTGAGTCGATGATTGATTAATCGCTGCTTAGATACATAAACACCACTCTCACGGTCTTGGTAATCCTCAAGTAATGACAGGTAAATCAATTTCTCTTCACCGTCTACGTAATCAACATCCCAATCAATGATATGCAGTGAGTCATAAAAAACAGCAGTAGGAAGTTTTTTACCCTTACCCCAATCAGCCATAGTTGCAGACTCAGGGTGCGAGCGAACCAACCAACCAGCGCGTGAACCCCATTGAACCGCGTTAATACATTGCTTTGACTCTTGGTCTAATCCGTTACCTTTGCCGTCTAGGTTTGATTCTAGGCCGATTAATACCGGGTTTTCCATTGTGTCGAATTGAGGCTCTTTCCTCATAATCGCGCCAGTAATCGCATTCATGGTTGGAGTGACAATGTTGACATAGTTAGCCAGTCGCCATGTTAAATCCTCCCAATCCTTATCAATCTTGGCGGCAAGTGCGGTTACTTTTGGGTCGGTCTTTGCTTCAGGTGGAATCGCACCTAAATTTGGCAGGTATGTTTGTTTCTTGCGCTTGATTGAATCCATCACGCAATCATAATTTCTACACCATTGCGGCGCATTCTCTAAATAGTCCGGGTGATAGACTGGTGTTAATGTGGACATAAAAAAGCCTCATACGTTGATATGAGGCCATTTTAGCAAGGTTTAAGGTTTAGGGCTAATTAGTTGGCTTTTCGGTTAGTGATTCAATAATA